CTGAGGGCTTTGACGGCATTATCAAGCAGATTAAGGCGGCGGGCAAGAGCCACGACCTCCTCGGTAGCACCCCCACCCCTCAGCTTCTCGCTGAGGTCTGTGGTGAGGCATACTCAGCCCCTAACTATGGTCGCCCCGATACGATTTTCGTGGAGCCTCGTATTCATAGCGAGCTTATCAAGCAGAGCATCGAGAGCGGTCGCCACGACCAGCTCACGGTGCGTGATACGAGTGCCATGACCTTCGGTGTGCGTGACATTACTATCATGGCTCCCTATGGCGAGGTTAAGGTTAAGGCTGCCCCCTTCCTCTTCACCGCTCACAAAGCCCCTCTCGCTGGCTTTGGCGAGGCTCCCTTCTCAGGAGCCCCTGCTGTGACCTTTACGAAGGCTGATGACGCTTCCTCTGACCTTGAGGCTGGCGACTACATTTGGAAGGTTGTTGCTGTGGGCAAGAAGGGCATGAACGCCCCTGTGGTTTCCGCTACCATCTCGGTTGATGGCTCGGATAAGGTCACTATCGCCCTCCCCGCAGGTGCTAACTGCCTCTATTGGCGTATCTACCGCTCTGAGAAGAACGGCTCCGCTGATACCTGCAAGCAGATTGCTCGCGTGGCTCAGGGTGTCGCAGGTGCTGTGTATGTTGACCTCGGTCAGCACAAGTACAACTCCTCTAACATCGTGTTCGCTCAGACCACACCCGATGCCATGAGCTTCTTCCGCCTTCTCGACTTCCTCCGCCGTCCTTTGGCTTCCGTTGAGACTGCAACTCCTTTCCTCTTGGCACTTTTTGGGAGCCCTGTTTGCCGTTTGCCGAATAAGATGTTCGTTTTGGAGCAGGCAGTTGCCAATAATGCCTCTGGTTTGCTCCCCAACTACCTCACCCCTAATCACTAATACAAGTATGGGGTAGGTTTAAGGGGTAGGTTGGTTTAAGGGATAGGTGGGATAGCCCCTCAATGGACTCTGCGGTCTGTTGAGGGGCTTTTGCTTTTGGGTCTATTTCATATTGAGTTATATACACTTATGGTATTATAATAAGAGCCGACAGAAGGAGACTCTATGTGGAAGTATCTTAGAAAACACCACCTTACGCCTCGCTCATTTCACCTAGTAGTAGGGGGGGAGAGGGTTTTGGTTGATGGGGACAACATTATTAGGGATTACCCTAAGTCCATAGAGCAGTATCTAATGGATAACCCACTTCTATTTAAGAGGTTGAATACTTCTGGTCAGCGAGTTATTCCTACACAAGTATGGGGGGCGGTAGATGAAATCCCTGTGATATTCGATGAGGTGGAGGCTGAGTATCTTGCAGGTGTAGCAAGCACATCTGCTTTAATGGATAATGAGAGTTCAACCCCGAAGCGTAGGGGTCGCCCATCACGCAAGAAGGAGAACTGATATGGCTCTAAGTATCTATGACATAATAACCTCTCAATATATTAAGGACACCTTTGCTCTAGGGGTGGACTTAACCCTTGATGATGGGTCGCCCTTCCCTGAGGCTGTGTTTGAGGACTCTATTAAGCAAGCGGTCGCCATGATAGAGGCTGATTTAGGTGTCTATATTGACCCCTATATGATTGAAGATGAGAGGCACGACTCTGATATTCAAGATAGGAAGAACTCGTGGCAGATAGACCTTAATCACGCACCCTTGAGGTCTGTTGATAAGGTAGGTATCAGGGTGGGTACTCAGCCTATAGCGGAGTTGCCCCCTTCATGGATTACGATTAGGGATAATCTGACCGCTCAGTTTAATATCATTCCGATAGGGAGTTCTGGTGCGGTTTTCGTAACCTCAGGTGTGCCTCTATTTGCGGATAGCGTGTTTTATCCTAATCAGAAAGCCTCGTCTTATTTCTCGGTGAGTTATACAGCGGGTCACACATTTCTTGAGGGTAGTTTCACTATCCCTGCGGGGGAGGTGAACGCGGAGATTTCTTTCGCTGAGAAGTTTAAGAGCGGTCGCCCTTCGATTTCTTTAAGTGACGCTAGGGTGAAGGTCTATATGAGTGGGCAGAGTGGGTTTAAGGTGGTGTTAAATGGGGGTGTGGCTCTGGGTGAGGACTTGGTGGTGACTTATAACGCCCATGATGTTGACCCTTTGATTATGAGGGCGATAGGGCTAGTGTCGGCACTACTTCCCTTAAATGTGGCGGGTGACTTAATCGCAGGGGCGGGTGTGGCGAGTCAATCGCTTGGTCTTGATGGACTTACGCAGTCGGTCACGACTACTGCGAGTGCGACAAGTGCTGGTTATGGGGCGAGGGTTATTCAGTACACGAAGGAGCTTAAACAGACGATAGAGCGTTTAAGGTCGAAGTACCGCCGTATGAACTTTTGGGCTAGATAAGAAAGGTGGCGATAATGGACTTCACGCTTCCACAGCAGAACCTAGTAAAGACGAGGGCTGATTTCTCTAAGCCTGAGTTTAGAAAGCTCATAGCTCAGAAGGGTACTCGGATTGAGTGGAGTCAATCCGCCTTATGTCCATGTGCCTTAAAAGCTGAGGAGTTAAACCTCGACTTGAGTGGGATAGGGGCAGTAGAGGACACCACATCTGGTCACTCAACGGAGTGTCCTGTGTGTGAGGGTACGGGTAGGTATTTCCACTCACCTTTAGTGGTACAGGGCGTAGTGATGAAGGCTGAGAGTGAGTGGAAAAATGAGAGGTATGCGGGAGTGATGGAGGGGACTATTTTGGTGAGCTTAAACCCAGAGCATTTAGCGACTAATGGGGATAGGTTAAAGCTGATAGACTCAGCGATGGTGTTTAAGGAGTTAGTGGTTTATAAGGGAGGGGGATTAACCTCTACGAGATACCCAATCATTAAGAGGCAGATGGACTTGGCTACGGGTGAGGTAGAGCTAGGGGTTGTTTATGCGTCTTATACGGACTCTGTTTCACTTTTAGGTACAGGTGTGGAGGTGGTAGAGGGTGTGGACTTTGAAGTGAATACAGAGGGTATTATTGAGTGGATAAACGCCCCTGTGGTTGGGTCGAGGTTAACGCTGAGTTATTACTGCAACCCGACCTATAACTGCATAGGGTTTCCTCATGGGGTAAGGGACTCAAGAAATATGAAGAAGGCGACAACGGACTACCCAATCACCTTGCCTATACAGGTCGAGGCACAACTAGACTTTCTTGGGAGGTGAGAGATGTTTGACCTTCATCTAAATCATATCATCGCTAATGGGATTAAATACTATGGGGCGGATAGACGGCTATTTGACCCTTTATTTCCCAATATCGCTGACGCGATGAGGGAGCGTATGTTTAACGCACTCTCTACCAAGAAAATCACCTTCGACTTAGCTTATTCTAATAAGACTGAGGGGAGGCTTCCGCTTATAACTATTGAGAATAACGAGCATTTCTATGACTCTCAGGGATTAGCGGATAGGTCAGGGGACTTTATAGATGGGTTTGGAAATGAGAGTCCCTATAGTCATATTTTCACCTCTCAAGAGTGCGTGATAAATATCTATGCGGAGAGTATGGAGATGGTGAGGTGTTTACAGACCATCATCATGGCTTCGGTATTGATATTTAAGCCTTCGCTGATAAAGGCGAACTATGAGAATATCCTTTATCTAGGTTCGACCCCTATAAAGGCGGAGAACCCTATTATCGTTGCAGGTGGTGGAGCGTTATATAGCAGACAACTGCGTTATGGTGCTTTACACCACTTGCTTGTACCCACTCGGCTTGAGAGCTTACTCGACATAGGCTCTCCAGACACCTTATATGAGGTGAGGGTAGATACGCCAAAACCTTATTGATAATAAGGGGTTGGTGAATATCACGCACTTCATGTATAATCGCAAAAACCTCAAGAAATAGGAGAATGAACAATGGCTACATCTGTGTTCTTTGGAGGAAGACGCACTTACCGCCCCGGTATTTACTCGCAGATAGTAAATAACCTCGGTGCAGGTGGTGCGACCGCTACAGGTAATCTCGCAGTCGTGGGTATTTTCCCCATGTTCCCGCTTGCAGAGCCTCAGACCTTTGAGAATAGGGTTCTATTCGACAACGCCACTATCGGTCTTGATAGAGATTTGAAGCTGGTTGCTGACCTAGCCTTTAACCCTCTATCAAACTCTAACGCAGGTATTTCCACCCTCACTATCGTGAACGCTGTGGATAGCACGAAGGCTTCCGTCACCAAAGGCTCTATCACCTATAAGAGTCGCCTCTCAGGGGCTATCGGCAATCGTACAGCATTAGCGGTCACAGCTAATGCAGACGATGCCGACCTCTTTGATATTGAGGTGAAGTACTCTGATAGGGTGGTGGAGTCCGCCACAGGCGTGGGTGAGGGTGAGATTGCCTCACTATCCATTACGGGTGGGGGTGCTGACGCTTGGAACTTAGTGATTAACGAAACCTATATCACCTTGCAGTCGGTGACGGGTGGTGTGACGACCAACGCTTATCAGGGTACTCGTGCCTCTGAGCCTTCGCTGAAGGCTGTACTCAATGATATTAAGGCTTCCGCAGAAGACGCAGGGGCTACGGTAGTGCTTGAGCTACCCGCCACAGATATTGACTGCTCGGTGATTGATAATCTCACCGCTAATAATATCCAGACCACTCCCGCTTCTATCACGAAGGACAACCTGAGCCTCGTTGAGTGGTTTGAAGGCTCTCGCTATGTGGAAGTGGTTAGAAATAATAGTGACGCTCCCACGACCTTTACGCTTGAGCGTATCGCCCTCTCGACTGCGGGTACTTCTGATACCGCCATTACTGAGGATACCCTTGCGGAAGCCCTCGCCTCTATTAAGAGGCTTCCTATCAATACCGTAGTGTTGATGGATGATGATGTTAACCTTCAGCTTCTAGTCCGTCAGCATTGTAAAGACGCAGGGTTTGAGGCTGGGTATAACAGAAATGCGTGGTTTGGCACTTCCGCTTCTCAGACCCTTGCAGGTGCTTATGCGGGTTGGAGCCGTAAGCTCAATGATATGGATTGTGCGGTTACGCCTCAGTCTATCGTGGTTGGAAGTCGCACCCTTCCTCCTATGTGGACAGCCCTTGTTCTTGCAGGTATGCAGAACGCCACCCCTCCTGCGACCCCTCTCACCAAGAAGTCACCCACTCGTCTAGTAGTGGCGACCGCTGAGAACTTTGATAGAGAGGCTGAGGCTGATTTCGCCATCAGCAAGGGTTTAGTGATTATGACCGACCCTTCATCTACGGGTTTATCGGTTGAGCGTAGCGTGACCACTTGGCTTGAGGATAATAACCCTGTGTGGACTGAGGTTTCGGCTAATGAGTCGGTCAACCAGAGCCTGAGAAATCTGCGTTCCGCTCTTATTTCTCAAGTGGGTACGGCTATCACTTCAACGAAGCGTGGCGACCTTATCAATGTGGCTAATAAGGAGCTTACACAGCAGAAGGCTGATGGACTTATCCTTGATTATAGAAATGTGGCGGTCATCATCTCAGGAGACACCGCATCGGTTCAGTATGATGTTTCGGTGGCACAGCCTCTGAACTTCATCACCCTCACAGCTAATGTAGTCGCATAAGGAGAGATGAAATGTCACAGCCTAGAACACTAAGGTCTATTAACGGGGCTAACGCTCTCGTAAAGAAGGATGGCGTTCTTCTTGGATACGCCACAGGGTTATCCATTAACGAGGTCTATCTCAATCAGCGTATTGACGCTCTTGGGGAAGTGGACTCTCGTGATATTGAGGTAATCGGTCGCGTGGTGCAGGGGAACATTGGATTTATCCGCATGGTGAACTCCCTTACGGGTGCGGGTGAGAATACCAATGGACAAGAGCTGGCAGGAGGTGCGGTCGCTAAAGGACTTACCCCTGCCACTACTATCGGTCAGACCAATAGGGAGTTGACCAAGAGCGTGACGGATTTCTTTCAGAGGGGTTTCGACCTTGAGATTGTGGACTCCGCTGACTTTGAGGGTGAGGCTAACTCCCCTCGCTCACGCTATTTAGTAGTGGGATGTCGCCCTTCATCACAGAACTTCTCGGTCACACGCGGTAGCCTCATGGGTGTCTCGGTGGCTTTTGAGGCTCTCCGCATTATTGAGACTGACGCTCTCTAATCAGTTATTTCTGAGAGTATTTCTTGAAGTAGGGGTGTGAGTGGTGTGCGGGAACACCCCCATTTGAAGGAAGGCGACCACCCCCTCTCTATGAGAGGGCTTCTTATAGAAATAGGGGCGTGGACTCGTAAGGATTTCTTGTGGTGATAGAGCCACTCTTTCTCTGAGAAATATAAATCCTTCTCAGAGAAATAAGAGAGAGGGAGTATGGGTCGGCTTAAGCCTCCACCTCTACCTCCTTCTCTAAGATTAAGGCATTTCTCATCATCTCTCCATGATGACCCAAGTATTTCTTTCTCCTTCTCATAGGCTTCGTCTTCATCTTCGCAGAGAAATACTACCTGCTTAACCCATGAGTATTTCCCAGCCCTCATTTTAGCCTTTAGGAGTGTACCTGACCCCATATACTTATCTTGCTTATAATCCCCCTTATAAGACCTTTTCCCGTAATAGAACTCCCCTTTATCATTCTCTACTCTATAGACATAATGATATATCTCCATATTATACTCCTATTGAGTGAGGTGTTGGGGTATAATAGTTCAATGTATAAGGACACTTATACCACTCACTCCCTCAAGGAATAGAAATATGAGTACCATTAACTTACGCGAGCTAACTGCAAAGGTACAGGAGGAGGCTGTGGTAGCCCCTATTGAGAAGCCTCTTAACTATGTGGAGCGTGAGATTGAGTTTAACATCAGTTATGTCACACCCGATGGAAAGACCCTATCGAGTAAGGTGAAGTCGAGGGTTCTTGATGGGAAGGCTAGAAATCTAAAGGCTCGCGTTTTAACTTCTCTTATGGGTGGTTTAAGGGCGGAGGCGTTTTGGGCTGATGACCTTTATAGGTTAGAGGCTATTTCTCGCGTGGCTACTCAGATTGTGGATATTCCTCAATGGCTTGATGAGTGGTGTCAGCAAGATACTGAGCTTCTGGCTAAGGTCACTAATATCCTTTTGGAGCATGAAACCCGCTACTTTCGACTCCACGATACACAGGGTGAAGGCTCACAGGCAAAATCCCGTATTTCCATTGATAGCCCCTTTTCTGAGAAAGCGTGACCTACCTAATCCAGATGATTATTTCTCTCAAGAAAACATAGAGTTAGCCCTCCTATGTCTCGAAAATGAAGTCTTTGATGAGGTATATAGAAATAGTATAATAACCCAAGACGCACCTATATCTACAGGCATGGAAATGTTTGATAAGATAGAGGAAGCACTCGCTAAAGGAGAGGACTTCAATGAACTCATCAAACGGCTCTAATCCCTCACCCTTCACACCACCACCGAGTGGTCAAATGCCGACCCCTCAAGGGTGGGGTGGGGGGTCGCCCGCTCCTTCTCCTTTATCAAGAAATGCGTCACCTATCCAAGCCCCCGCTCCATCTCCTATCCCTCAAGCGGTCATGGCTCAAACTTCCGCTCCTTCCTCTTCCATAGTGAATGGGGATAAGGGGATAGACTTAAAAGAAATCAATGAGTCAGCCTCCCAACTCGCCTCTGCCCTTGAGGGTATTGCGGATAAGATAAATAACCTCCCTATTAGGGAAGCAGGGGCGACCGCAGGGACTCCTTCCTCTACAAAGGATGATGGGGTAGCTCAACCCAGAGCAGTTGATGGACTAGGGGCTGAGGATAGAGCTTATGAGAGGTCGAGTCGCTCTCAAGACAGACAACAGACCCAAGCGGATAGGCAGACCCGTACTGAGCAAGAACAGCGTACACGGCAGGAGATGCCGAGTACTCCGTTAGTGCCTCCCTCATCGCCCCTAGCCCGTCAGCGTGATGAGAGGGGTGGGTTTATCGCAGGGGGCGGCGGGGCAGGTGGTGGGGAAGCAGGTGGCGGAGGTGGTGG